TCTTGGATGCGAAGATTTTCAAACTCAAGTCGAACATAGTCTCGATCAATAATACTAAGATCGCTTCTCAGTTCTTTTAACTTCATAGACTGTTTTGAAATCGCAGACACGATTTCGGATGCCTGATCAATATCAGTATTAAACTGAACAATTTCTTTGGCAAGAGTTCTTCCCTTTCCAGTGTTAGCACCAATCATAGCATTCTTAAATGCCGGTTCAATTTGCTGAGAACAAGTAGGGCACTCATCATGATCTTTAAAGAACTTCAGTTCCTTTGCAATTAATTTTAATTCAGATTTTTTATCTGCCTGACCTTGACGAAGTGAAGATAGGGTCTTCATAGCAGAGTCATAATCTCCTATAGAGGACTCAATATTCTTTATTGCATTTTCTACATTAGATTTTTGCGTGGTCACATCTTGCATAAGAGTAATATTCTCAGCATACTTCTTTCTCTTTTCTTCTACACGAACTGTGTTGGTATCTTTTAAAGATTGTAAAAGTTTTTCCTGTGCTGATACTCGCTCTCCATTAAATTTAAGAAGATGATCGCAATCGCTACTACGACTTTGTGCATCACGAATGCGATCTTTGAGCAAAGAGTTCATCGACGAGAAGATATTGATGTCGAGTAGATCTTCAATAACTTCTCGTCTGTGATGTGCGGCAAGTTGCATGAAGGGCACAAAAGTTGACGATCCGAGTATAACGACTTGAGTGAAGCTTTTGAAATTGAGTTTGAGCACTGATTGCTCCAGATACTTCTGGGTGTCTTTCGCAGCAGCATCCTGATCGACCAGTTTATTGTTTCGATAAACTTCAAATACATTTGGTTTAATTCCTCTGAATACACGATACTCTTCTCTACCAATCGAGAAGCGAACCTCTACTTTAAGTCCTTTTTCATTAATACTGTTAACCAGTTGAGGTTTATTAATCTTTCTAAATGGTTTGTTAAACAGCACAAAGCATAAGGCATCCAACAGAGTGGACTTACCCGCTCCATTGGATCCTACAATCAGAGTTGAATTGTGGGACTGAAGATCAATCTCAGTCCACTGATCACCTGTCGAAAGAAAATTCTTCCAACGAATACTTTCAAAAATAATCATGTAAAGTCTGGGGGGATAACAAAGTCGTTTGGAGATATTACTGTATATTTGTAACCATAATTTTTACAGTTCATTGCTACAATCTCTTGTTCAACTTCTGTAATTTCTAACTTGTCTGGATATTCTGCCTCACCTAACATTTGATGGTATCTAGTTGCATCATCTTTTTCTTCAAAGATTTGAACAATCTTTTGACCATCAATTGTATCAATCACGGCAAATACACCACCGCTCTTTTTTTCGGTAAGTATGTACATTATAGTTCTAGTGCTTCTGTGTACAATGATCTCAATACTGCCTTGACATTGGATTTATCAACTCGCAGATCTATTTCATCTATGTAGTTGTCCAATAAGGTCATAGTATCTTCGGTTTCCAGTACATCACTGGCACCCATCTCCACACTCAAATCCTCAACAATCTTAAGATCGCCAAGTGACATATCCTGCAATTCTTTTACAGTATGATCGAACTTAACATAGTCACCTTTATCTTCTACGATTAGTTTGACATAGGCTCCTTCCAATTCTCTCGGATCTGGCAAACTAATCCCGTCATTATAATACAACTTATGAAAAATATCAAAGGGATTTCGGTAAAAAGTTGTACGAAGAGTTTCTGTGTCGAACACATGGAATCCTCTCTTACATCCGTAGTCATTCCAATATAGTTGATAAGGGTTACCAAGATATGTTACATTATCTTTCTTAGACTTCATGTGATAATGACCACTAAAAACACGTTTGAATTTACTAAACGTGTTTTTATCCATGCCATTTTGCATCACATGACCAGGGTGAGCCTCAAAACCGTTAAGCTCAAGATGCCCCATGCAGACAGTAGCATTACTCTCTGTAATAACTCCCAAGGTTCGCTCTCTATTCTCATCACATATCCAAGGCAAAAGAAGAATAGGAAAATTATCAAAGTCAACGGTAGTAGGAACATCGTGGACTCTGATGTTGTCGTATTCACCAAGTAACTCACTTGGGGCATTAATTCGTAGAGTGTTCTTGTAGTAGATATCATGATTCCCTACAAGCATGTGCATACGAATACTTCTCTCGGAAAGAGGTGTAAACCACATCTCTTTTGCTGCTTCCAATGACATGAAGTTGATAGATCGACGTTTGTCAAAGGTGTCTCCTAATGCGATGATCGTAGTTATATTATGAGCATCAATAAAAGGAAGCACCACTTCGCCATAAAACTTCTTGTAATGATTGAGGAAATGCTGATTATCGTTACGAACTCCGAAGTGCTGGTCAGTAATCAGAAGTATCTTCATCGTTTAGAGTTCATTTCTACACGGGACTTAATCTGATTATACCCTGCATCTCGATCTCCGTCAACCGTAAATACATGATCGTAACCAGACTTCTCAAGAATTTTATCCTTGATATCTAACTGCCGTTTCTCTTTAGCAATTCTTCTCAGGAAAGCATAGTATACAATCTGGGTAAAATATGCAAAAGGGTTTCTAGATTTTTCAGGTTTAAAATTCTCGATATACTGAATACAATTTTCGATACCATCGCAAACCATATCATCTTTATACATGTAGTTGATAAAGTTTGGGCGGAACGATAGGTGATTGGCAATCTTTTGAAAGCAACCTCCTAAGTATTCATAACATTTTCTAAACTCTCTTGCTGTTCTATGATCGGGATGATTTCTATAGTACCTGATGGTTTGTTTATAGTTCTCGTGCCCCAATGCAGTTTTGCCATGAGCAAAGTAGTCACGGAGTTTGATCACGTTAGCAAGAAACTCTTGATTATCAACGTAGTGCTGTTTTTGCTTTTTCATACAAGGTTCTTTACTATGTTCCCATTATAACATACTTGACAATACTGTCAATTCTCTGTAGAATAACCATGTAAGGGTTTAGAGAAATATTAGCTATTATATGAATCTTCTTTATAGATTTTTTCTAGGATGCTTCTTGCAACATCAATTCCACCTTTGTATCCATCTGCTCGTTGCGGATCGACTTTGGTGTTCTCAGTAACTTCATCATCCGAAGATTCATCATCAGAAATATATGTTTGATACATATAGATCACTTCTTTACTCATGGATGCGACGGCAATAATATCTTTCTCACGAAGAATAAAGAATTCCTCATCAGACATTTGCATCCATTTTGAAAATCCAATTCCTTTAGCAACTTTACTCTCACTGATTTCTCTAGTGATAATTTGCAACTGTACAGGATCTTGGATGAACACTAAAGATTCACCATTATCCTCAGTAAGGACTGCTTTTCCTAATACTTCTTCGCCATTAACTAATTTGAAAATGCCGTAGAATTCTTCGTCGTGTTTTGCGTAATTAATCATAAGCTTTTACTTTGACATCTATGATTTCATAATTAAATTTTTCTTCGTTATATACTTTGACTCTTTCCATTAGATGATTGAGGGTATAATTGTTACCCCTATCGGTGGAGATATCGTCTGCAATATCATATAATGTTGCTTGTGATTTATTTTCACCTTTCCTCAGAACACGACCTATAGATTGAAGGTTCCTCACTCTGGACTTAGAAGGAGAAGCAAAAATAACGTTATGTAAGTTTTTAATATTAATTCCCGTAGAGAAAGTTCCGTAAGATGCAACGATAATTGAATCGCTGGATTGCTCTGTTAGTAATCTAATACTCTCTCTATCATCTACATCAACTCCACCATGTACAAAGTGAACTGGTTTTGTTGTATGACTATTTATCATTTCGTAAAGAGGGATCCCATGACGCTCTACATAGTTGAAGAGGATCAGAGTATTTCCTTTTAGATCACATGCAAGATTACGGATGAATTTGTTGCGACCTTCATGTTCCACAAGATAACCAATTTCATCTTGATATCCCTCAAATAATTTTTCTTCGTGCTTCATTAGCACGATCTTCACTTTCAATTTAGCGACGTGACCCGCTTGCATTAATTGATTCGTTCTAGTAACTTGTGAGCAACGACCAAACAAACCCTCTAGAACTAGTTGATTGACATTTGCTCCATCTAGAGTTCCAGTAAATCCAACACGGTACTTACACTCATGCAACTTAGACATCAGCGTAGTAAGAGATTTAGCTTTGAACTGGTGCGCCTCGTCACCGATCACAACATCGAACCTGTCAAACCACTTTCTAGGTTCCTTGTAGATAGATTGCCAAGTGGTAATTACCACCTGATGTTTCGTATATTTTTCTTGCCCCGCATATATTTTATGGCAATTTTCGGAGCACATCCAACCATATTCCTCAAAGTCTTTATACATCTGCTCGACAAGAGAGGTAGTAGGAACGACGATTAATACATTTCTGTCAACATTTACATGGAATCTAACTAATGCATAAATCATCAGAGACTTACCTGATGCTGTGGGGGATAATAGTAATCGTCTGTTGTATTTCAGTGCTTCGTATATTGCCTTATATTGATAATCACGAACCTTTAGTTGATGGGGCAATCGTAGGGACTTTACAAAACCCACAACAGATTCCGGAGTTATAAATCCATTCTCTTCCATGGGATGACCGAAGAACTTACAATCTTCCATCCTATATTTGTAACCTTTTTCATCTGCCCAGTTCAAGAGATAATCAATGAGACCGACATAAATCTCTCCCGTCGCTGGGGAGTATAAGCGGATTTTTCCATCCCATCCTTTGAACCTACGATTTTTCTGCATGAACTTTGCAGACTCTACTTCAAATGTGAAGAAGTCTGATAGTTCATAATTCAATCCCGGTTCTGCTTCAACTTTTAAATAGACTTCATTCTTTTTTCTGATAACAAGATCAACCATACTCAAAATCCAGCATTAAATTTCTTCCACTCAATAGAATTTTTAATATGATAAGTGCGGTTGTTGACCATTCGCAAAACCCCATCGAGAAAGAAGAGCACCTGTTCTATGTAGTCTATTTTATACTGGACCTTTTGAACCTCTTCATCCGCTTCTATAAACATACTGATCTCATCTTTTGCAGTGAGTTTATAGTCAAACGGCATTTCCTTATATACTGCAGCAGGTGCTTTACCCTTGTAGTACAACCATTTTTCTTTAATCAGTCGTTTCATTTCTAACTCTTTCTCTCGCTTCATCAGAGAATAGGTATTATGAAACTCCATATACTTCATATGAAGTTGAGGAATTTTCAAAGAGTCTTCATCGTGCAGAGTATCATGGAGAACGGAATCATTCTTCCACATCTCTTGTAATTTTTCTAGATTCATAACGAAATTTAAGTGCTTGTAAATGCCATGCTTGTGCCAAACTTTTAGGTCCTTCCTTTAGAAGTTTTCTTTCCTCAGGTGTGACCACCCAGTGATCTAGTATATAGTGTTTCCAACTCATAGGCGTTCTTTAATTCTATTCGTTTTTCTGAATTCATAATATGAATATTGAAAGGTTACAGATGCGGTAAAGAATTCATTGTCTGTTTGAGTTACATCAAATGGTAGAGCACTTAATGTTACAGGGAACATATCCTTAAATACTACATCAAAATTATTAAGGTTGTTGTTATTTAAAACTTGAAGTGTTCCTGCAGAAACAGTTGGTCTAGGTTCTTTATCATTATAATCTGATTTCCAATCAAAGTAATCCGAATCATCAATTGCACCACTAATGGATCTCATCCAATTATGGATTTCCATATAGTTTTCTAAGTTTTCATCAACAATAAAGTCTACGGTAAAATTATCAAACGTGGCATTTCCAATTACAGGAATCGGTACACGTCCCTGATTGAACACATCAATAGATCCAACATTAAAGGTTGGAATTGTTGCTCTCTGACAGAGATAAGATACCTTCTTAGATTTCTCAATAATCAGTACAAATCCGATTGGAGAGAGATAATTGTTTGAAGATAATTGCCTTTTGTACCACGCTGATGCCATTTGATTTACATGTTAATGTTTTCTAACCATGATGTAGCAATAAATTTTTCACCAGATAATGGAGGAAGACCTCTATGGGTATGGGTAAATCCTGCAGGCCATATTAGAACCTGACCGGCAATTGGTTTGAATCTTCTATGCTGATAGAGAAATTCAGTTTCACCACCATCCTCAACAGTATTTAGGTACATCATGGTTGCCATCAGTCTTCGGTTACACCCCATGGATCCATCTTCGGCGTGAAAGGAATGAAACCCTTCACCTGGCAATGTTCTCTGAACATTTAGATATGCTTGCTGATATCTATAGTTCATCAATGATTCGTATTCATTTATATATTTTTCTAGACATGCACCAACTACAAGATTATACTGATTCATATATTCATACCCGCATTGACGATCGAGCATGAAGTCTTCAGTAGCGAGGCATTTATCCTTCCTTGTATGTGCTTTCCTTTCTGGTTTTCCAAATATCCCATATCTCTGAAAGGTGGCACCACATTTATCTTGATAGTTCCAATATTCAATCAAAGGTCGAGTATCATAATCAGTATCAAAGATACCGATAAACTGATCAAATCTGACGTTTTTAATGTTTGCCATAATTATACATTGATAAGAAAGGAGGGATCAAAAAATCCCTCCAACACTTCCTTCACACGGACAGAAGTATTTAGCGCATAAAAAAAGGACCCCGAAGGGTCCTTGGTGGTATGTGAACCAATATCACATGAGGTTTGCAACCTGTACGCGACGATAGTAGCGGTTGCTGTTTACAGTCAGAGCACCGGAACCTTGGGTCAGACCTTGTGCGAAGGGGTTCGAGACCATGCCGTAGCGAGTCTTGAAACCGATCTTGGGCTGGAAGGTGTTCGGGTTGATAGCACGAACTTGCTGCAGAGGGACATAAGGGCAGTAGAACAGACCTGCGTCATAAGGAGAAGTACCCTTATAACCAGCAACGTAGAAGTGCTTATCAGCAACGTTTGCAGAGTAAGGATCAACGTAGACCTTGATGCGACCGTTGAGTGTACCAACCAGGGTGCTGGAGGTGTCGTCAACGCCGGTCAGGGAGTTGTTACCAGACAGAGCAGGAGTGTAATCGAGAACACCAGCCATACCCAGAGCAGAAGCAACGTCAGCAGAGCAGATCAGGATGTTGCCCTTCCCGCGACGAGTTTGCTGACCGATTGCGTTAGCATCTCTTTCGATCTGGAACAGGAGACCCTTGAACTTCTCAACAGACCAGCGACCGTTGGAGTCAACGTCGAGGTCGAAGATACCAGCGTTAGCGGTATTGTTCTGAGCACCAGCAACAGCGTTGGTGTAGATGGTACGAACAACTTCTCTGTTGATCTCAGCAAGAATCTCAGTGGAGAGAATGTTGCTCAGTTCCTGCTCAGCATCCAGACCATGGATTGCCTTGAGGTCCTGTGCCATCTCGATGCTGTATTCTGCCTTCAGGGCACGAGCACGAGCGGTTACGGTGACCTTCTCGATCGAGAAGCCCATTTCACGGAACTCGCTTCCAGAGGTAGCGTCGTCCAGACCTTCAACGGTTGCAGTGGTCATGCCGGTAGCATCGCCAGTCTGCTCGTAGGTGCCGGGGGAACCGTCGTTCAGAACTGCAGGGTTGTTGCCCTCAGCGTCGTTGTTAGCAGAGCTAGAAGCGCCAGGATCGTAGGAGGTGCCACCACCACCAGAGAAACCAGCGTTAGGCTCATTGAAGAATGCCTCGTCGTAACCAGAAGCAGCGGGATCACGCTCGCTACCATAGTTGGTACGCATTGCGAAGATCAGTCCAGTAGGACCGGTCATCGGTTGAACGCCTGCGATATCGTAAGCGATCAGTTGGGGCATGGAGCGTCTGATCAGGGAGATCAGAACGGGGTCGAAACCAGCGACAGGACCAGTAGCGGTATCGCCACCAGTGTAACCAGTTGTTTGAAGTGTTTCGTTAAGGATACCTGCCTCTTCGGTCAGGGCCTTCTCTTGGTTTTCGAGGAGTTGTGCGACTACGCCTTTCTTGTAGGAATCACCGATCTCCGGCAGAGCGTCGTGTTCCAGAACGGGTGCCCACTTCTCCTGGAGTTGCTTAAAGGACATTTTTATTCTCCGAGTTAAAGTAGTTAGGGTTTACAATTATTTGGACCAGCGAGCGAGAGCATCAACATACTTCGACATCGTGCCGCTTGCTGTACTTTCGATAAGGGGTTCAGATGCTTCTTCGGTGGGGTCGCTTACAGATTCTGTAAGTTCTGCCTTCCTAGTGAAGTATGATTCCTTGATCGTTTCGACCTTATTTCTAAAGTCTTCTTCAGTTTCAAACTCAACACCCTCTGCCAGAGAAGCGAGCTTCTCCTTCTGTGTCTCTGCGAGACCAACAGCGCATTCGTTCACAATCTCCATTTTGACAAATTCGCCAACACGCTTGTTCAAAGCGACATTAGCATCGATTTGCTCGTTGAGTTTAGCTTCCATTTCATCAAGCTCACCTGCCATTCCATCCAGCAGGTTAAACTTCTCCTCAGGCACACTAAAATTGTGCTCCAAGAAGAGACCTTTGAGGCCGTTGAAGAAAGACTCTGCCATCTCAGTCTTAATGCCATGCTCGATCTGGAGTTCATTCTCCTTCATCCAGGACTCGGCGGCATAAGTGAGGTAATCGTCTACCTTCTCGGCCAATTCTGTTTGAATCTTTTCGACTTCTTCAGTCAGTGTAGATTCAAAAGCTTCTTGTAATGCAGTAACTTCTGCATTAACTTTTGCGGTGACAGCAGCTTCAAAAATAGTTACTGCTTTTTGTCTGAACTCTTCTGAGAGATCCTCACCTGCGACAAGAGCGTCAACATCTTCAGTAAAGTCGTACTCGGTTTCAGCGATTGTTTCTTCTTCGCCATTTTGCTCTACCTCGTCAAAAATCTTAGAAGATAATGCACCAGGCATTGCAGAAGAAGCATCAGAAGGTTTGGTGGAAAGAGATTTGCTACCTTCCTTACCTACTGAACCAGCTGCCGATGCACCAGCATTTTTAGTGCCAGCGGCACCTTCCATGCTATCAGTGTTAACATCGATAACCTTCTTTGCACCGCCACCAGAGGTGTCGATTTTTTCGCCAGGCTTTGCGTTTTTGGTAACAGCGTTAGAGCCTTCGTCCACTTGTTCCATTGAATCTAACTCTTTATCGAGGGTCTCAGACATTTGAATATTCTCCGTAATGTTTTGCTCTGTCTATGTTTATTTATAAATTACAGACTCTTTAAAAATGCTGCAAACGCGGAGATTTTACGCTCCTGCAGATTGATAAGAGTTGCTTCGTCAATTTCGGTTTTAATTTGAGCAACAGCAGACTCCTTGAGGATGCCATTATCCCAAACCCATTCCTTTCCTTCCATGATTCCATCGACAAAAGCATCCGGAGCAGAAGGATCTGCTACGATATCAGCAGCAGTGGCAAGCATAAAATCATCCGCAACCATATTGCAGTTTTCTTTCTTAATGATAGAACCCATACCTCTAGAAGATACGCCTAAACGAACACCCTCATCGAGGAGGTTCTTAGCAATCTTACCCATAGGTGTATCAAGTAACTTTGCTTTACCAACAAAGTTAGTTCCATCTTCAGAAAGAGAAACGATTTTATGCGACACTCTATCAAGATTGATAGAAGGTCCATCTGGGTGACCTAATTCGCCAAGGGCACGCCCCTTTTGAATATAGTTCTCATCGTATTTAGCAACTTCACGCGCCAAAGTTCTCATAGGATACATCCTACCATTGCGGTTTTTAAGTTCCGCTTGTAAGAAGATCCCTTCGATGAAGTAATTCTTCTTGCCTTCTTTCTCCTCGCACAGAAAGTCTACTTGAGTGATTTCTTCAGATATCAGTTTCATCATCGGTTTGTACTTCGGGTTGTTCGTCGGTGGGAGGTTCGTGAGGTTGACGTTCATCAACTTCTACCTCTTCAGGTTCAGTAGCGGTGCCATCTGGAACTTCAATTTCGTCCGCTGCCGCTTGAGCAGTGTCGTCTAATTCAAATCCCATAGATTGTGCAAAATCAACTTTACGTTGTTGAATTGCGTCAAATGCAGTAGTGTTAAGAGCATCTTTTACAGAGTCGATAGCAGCAGATTTCTCGTCTCCAAAGATTTGTTTAACAATCTGTTGTGCAATGTCGCTAGGCATAATATATCTCCCAATGATATTATTTAGTTATTTAGATTTCTCCTCGTTTTGCATCTGCGGGATCAGGACCCTCTGCTTCTGGTTGCTGCGGATTTTCTGCTGCAGGTGCTCCCTGCCCAGCATCCATAGAAGGATCCATTGCTTCCGCTGGATCAAGAATAAGACCTGCATCCATCTCAGATTTAATTTGCTTATCAATTTCTTTAATCTCCTGATCAGTTTGCTTGAGAACCTGACGACGCATGTACTCAATTGAGAAGTATTTACCAACAAACGGATCCATAGATGCAACCTGATTCATCCTTTCGTTACGAATCTCAATCTCTTTCAGTTCCGTAAAGTAGTTATCAGCAATGTAATCAAACTGAACATGCTCTTTCATTTCATCCCATTCTTCCAGAGAGATAACTCCTTTAAGAATAAGTTGAGTTTTCAAGAGATCAGTAAACAGTTCAGAGAAACGCTTACGGAGACGTGCAACAAATTTTTGAAACTTAACTTCGTCACGAGTGATCTCAGCAGCACGTCCAATATTAAATGTAGTTTCTGTTTCTAAACGAGAGGAAGGAACGTTAAGTGCCTTATACAGTTTCTTCTGAAAATACTTAACGTCTTCTAGTTCTCCAAGGTTCTGACCACCAGGAAGTGTGGAGATTTCTGTACCTCTACCACCTTCACGACGAGGGAGCCAAAAATCTTCCAGCATAGACATGAACTTCTTATCATCCTTAATCTCACCAGTGTTTGCATCGTATACTAGTTTATTACGATAGCGACTCATAACCTCACGCAGATATTGCTCTGCTTTATTCTTGGGAAGATTACCAACATCGATGTAGAAGATTCTGCGCTCAGGTGCTCTACTCAAACGGTAGATAACCAGAGAATCTTCAATCATTCTAAGTTGGTTGACTGCCTTAATCGCCTTATGCAGGTGACTAAGAGTCATGTTCTTATTCAGATCTTGAATACCAGAGTGGCAATAGCAAATAGAATCAGTGGTAATCTTCATACCCTGATTAGTAGAGTTCTTCAGACCCTTGGGATTATAAAGAAAATACTCTGCTGCCTTTTGCGTAAGTTGCTGATTCATATCAACACCACGCAACTCATCTGGTTTCTTTTGTTGATATTCAGTTACCTTGCGAATCTTACGAGGATCAATGTAGCGAAGTTCTGCAAGACCTGCACTAGGATTTTTAGGATCGATAATCTTATGGTAAAACAATCTACCATCAACATACCAACGACGGAAGATTTCATACGAACGATTTTCAAAATCAAGAAGACGAAGAATCTCTTGAAACTCTTCTCTCATCAGTTTCTTGATCTTATCCGAAACTTTTAAATTAGAGAGTTCTAACTCAACAGGTACATCATCAAAATTACCACAAATAGTTTCATTTACAATATCATCTACAGCACTATCGCACTCAGGTTGCAAAACCATTTCTCTGTAGCGAGAAATTAATTCATATTCATTGCGGAGCGTGCCGTCAAAATCAACCGAATAACCATAATATCCGCCACCTACAATAGGTTGCGAC